GCTATGGTGGTGTCATTGATATCACGATTAGGACAGTCTAATGCAAGCACAAGACTACGCAACGGTAGCTGTTGCAGTACTTACAATTATAGGTGGCTTTGTCGGCGCCGTTAAGTGGCTAGTCAAGCACTACCTCAACGAACTCAAGCCTAATAGTGGCTCAAGCCTTAAAGATTCAGTCATTAGACTAGAAGAAAAAGTAGAAATCCTATATCAGATTATGATTCAAAAGGGGAGAGATGACCAACAATGAAGCCTGTTGCCAAGAAAGCCACACCTGCCGCTATTGCTGTCCTTCGACAAGCCACCAAGATATCGCCATCGCGTATGAAAGCATCCGATGGACTTCTGCCGTCGAAAGCACATCAGGCACAGAACCCCAACAGCGACCATAACACAGGTCTTGCTGTTGATTTAACTCATGACCCTGCACGCAACATCGACTGCCATGAAATCTATGAGGAGTTGAAAAAGGACAAGCGTGTCAAGTATCTAATCTTCAAGGGTCAGATATGGATGCCAGGTAGAGGCGATAAGCCATACACTGGTAGCAATCCACACAACAAACATTTACATATATCAATCAAGGATAACTGTGGGAACGATGACTCCCCATGGTTCCCATGGTTAGACAAGCCAGTGTTTAAGACTGCTGACCAAGCCAGGTTAGCGGCATCAAGACTAAAGCCCCTACCAAAAAAGAAAGAGAACAAATGAAAGAACTAATCAAGAAGTTTTTCGGACCGAAAGAAGTAGCTGCTATCAAGTCCTATCTACGTGCCGTCCTTGCATCAGCCGTGACTATGGGGTTAGCCCTTATCATGGACATGCAGCCTGAGCATGCTATCCTAATCGGTGGAGTGACAGCTCCATTGGCTAAATGGGCAGATAAGACTGAGACTGAATACGGACTAGGCTCCGAAGAGTAACCATTTAAGGGCCCTAGCAGGCCCATAGACACAAGAAACCCCCCTTCCTAAGGTAATCACCCTAGGTTGGGGGGTCTTTTGTCGTTTCTAGAAGTCGTCGTCGGCTTCGATGTCCTCAAGTTGGTCGGCAAAAACCCTTAGGTCCTTCTTGAATCGACGCTCTCTGTATCTTTCAATCAGCTCTAGATAGACATCGCGCACAGCGATGGCTAGTAATACTCCAAAGAAAACTTCTAACATAGTATCTCCTATAGTATATATATTATATATATAATAACCCCCTTCGGGGGTTTATATTATTATATATTAATATTAATTATACACATAGAATCTGAGGGTGTAAGTAAGCGACTCAGGTATGCCTAGTGGCACTGATGTCCGAGTGTGTTATAGTTATCTCATGATACAACTTGGAGATTACGAATTACCTGAACACGTGAGTTACTCGGCGTTCAGTACCTATATCGACTGCGGTTATCAGTACTACCTTGGTCGACTCATGCAGGTTCCTGAGGAACCATCAGTCTGGTCAGTGGGTGGCTCTGCCTTCCATACAGCGACAGAAATGTGGGACTTAGAAAATGCAGAATGAACTATGGGCTAAGGCCTGGGCACAAGAACTTGGTGACAAGGACCTGACCAATGCACGTGTTGGCGGTCGAGCAACCAAGGCTAACCCACAGAAGGAAGATGTTAACTTTTGGCAAGCGACTGGACCTCAATGGGTACAGGCGTACATTGATTGGCGTAAGGCTAACCCTAACTGGAAGCTGTGGAAAACACCACAAGGCGCACCAGCGATTGAGTTGGCTATGTTACCTGAATTTGCTGGCGTGCCAGTCAAGATGATTCTTGACAGGGTGTTTGAAGTCAATGGCGAACTGGTTATCGTCGACTTAAAAACCTCTCAGCAAACACCAACCAATACACTGCAACTCGGATTCTACAAGGTCGGTATGTTAAAGACCTTTGGTATCGATGTTAAGTGGGGGACCTATTGGATGGCACGTCAGCACGGTGTGTCACCTCTTGTTAGCCTCGAGCAGTACACAGAGGATAAACTTGAGTACCTTGTTTCAGGTTTTGACAAGGCTCGTAAGGCTGGAATCTTTTTACCGAATACAAACAACTGCCAATATAAATGCGGATTGACAGCACACTGTCAGTTCTCAACGAAGATAGGATAACAAATGGAAGAATGGAAACTACAAGTTAGTTATAAGACACCTGCTGGTGACATGATTAACGTCCGTGCTAACACCGCTGACGAACTAAGTGTGTTGCTTGAAGGTGTTGGTGACTACTCAACACAAGTAGCAGCGGTACAACGATTGGTTGTAGGTGCTTACAATGCAGCCCCTTTGGGGACCACGCCTTCAACTCCAAGCACTACGCAATTCACATCCTCCGCTCCCAGCCAGGGGCAGGGTCCGTCACTTACACCTCCACCAAGCGCGATTACACCAACGGGACAAGCGAGCCCGACGTGCGTACACGGAGCGAGAATCTTCCGACAAGGAGTGAGCAAAGCCAGTGGAAAGCCTTACGCTTTCTGGGCATGCCCAACCCCACAGGGGACTCCCGACCAGTGCAAGCCAGTAAACTAAAACGTTAATGAGGGAACGCAGCTACCGACGTACACCACAGAAGTGGCTGCGTTCTTTCTACAAAGAAGGGAATGAATCAGGATGCGTACACTTGTCCGCTCAGTTGGTCGTTCCAGTATTGGTGGAGAACCGCTCCCTAGTTGCTTTAAGGCATTCGAAAGTAACAAGATTATCATTAGGCGCTCTGAGGTTTCGATGTTCGCAGCCGCACCTGGAGTCGGAAAGTCAACACTAGCACTGGCTTTAGCGTTGAAGATGAAAGTCCCAACACTTTACATCTCAGCAGATACCAATGCACACACGATGGCTATGCGATTAGCCTCAATGATTTCAGGTAAGTCACAGACTGACGTTGAAGCATTGATGAATACAGACCATGGTTGGACAAAGGCAACACTTGCAAAGGGTAGCCACATTGTATGGTCGTTTGAATCAGCACCAACACTACAAGATATTGATGAAGAAGTGCAAGCCTTCGAAGAACTATGGGGTTGCCCACCAACATTGATTGTTGTAGATAACTTAATGGATGTAGCCACCGATGGTGGCGAAGAGTTTGCATCAATGCGTGCAATCATGAAGGAGTTGAAGTATCTTGCGAGAGCGACTAACGCTGCAGTGGTTGTACTACACCACACTTCGGAGGCTGTCCAAGGTAGCCCGTGTCAACCACGGTCGGCTATTCAGGGTAAGGTTGCTCAACTTCCTGCTCTTATATGCACCCTCGGCGTTGTTGGTACTTCTATGGGTGTTGCACCTGTTAAGAATAGATACGGTAGAGCTGACGCAGGAGGAGGACTCATGACATGGGTTGCCTTTAATCCTGAGTACATGTTCATTGATGATATACCAGAGAACGTATGATTACATCATACTCTCTGACACCACAAGAAGAAGCAATCGCAGTAGAGGTTGGGTATCAAAGACAGAAGGTATACTTCGGAGACCCAACTAAGAATGTAAACTATTCAGAGGGAGACCTTTGGGAGTTATGGCAACATGCTGTTGCTGCTGGTAGTGAGTTAGCATTTGCTCGTATGATTGGTAAGACAGATTTTGTACCGCATTTTAATAAATGGAAAACAGAATTAGATATTCCTGGACTTGGTGAGGTTCGCTATACATTTAGTGACCAACCTAAGTTAAGATATACCAATCGTGATGATGACTCTTTGGTCTATATCTTAATGTCAGATGGCATGCGCCATAAGACAAGACGCGTAGGACCAGATTGGCTAGGTGCTCCATACCGAGCAATCGGTTGGTCGCATGGAAGTCAGTGCAAGAAGGATGAGTTTAGATATAATGAAAGAACTTGGTATGTACCACCGCAACATCTGTATCCTATGGATACGCTAGATATATTCGCTGGACAAATAAAAGAATGAGAGGAAATAATGTTAATGGATAACACACTAAAGCAGTTAAAGCAAGATGCATATGTTCAAGGTTGGCAAGATGCAGTATCTGCTTTGACTAAGGAATATGAAGATAGACTACGTTTAGTTATTGATAAGTTCGAACTACCTAAAGAGTATGAGATTACAAATGACGACACGCAAGAGTCACAAGGCTAGAGGTGCGACGTACGAAACAGACATCCGAGACTGGTTTCGAGCAAATGGATACGATAGTGAACGACTTGCTCGAACAGGTGCACGAGATGAGGGCGACGTTGTTGTCCGCAAAGACTTCCTTGGAAGCATTGGCGTTATCGAATGCAAAGCACCAGGTGCAGGCAATGCCATTGACCTTAGTGGTTGGACAAAAGAAGCACAGATTGAAGCAACGCATTATGCAGAAGCAAGGGGTATCGACCGTGAAGCGGTCCTACCAGCAGTACTTATCAAAGCTAGAGGAAAATCAATAGCAGATTCATATTTAGTATTACGA